CGTATGGAAACAGACCAGCCCCAGGTATCAACAGTCACCATGGTGGATACACACAAGGTGTCGCTGCCCAGATAACTGCCAAGACCAACGAGGAACTCATGAAGTATGGATTCCGTCCAGAAGACCGTAGAGGTAAACCAAACCGGATGGGTAATGCTGGCCGTATGAATGTTCGTGAGAGCGCTCTCAAGCAGGGTGGTGCTCTTACAGCAGTTCGCAGTGACACGACCCGTATTGATGGTCGTGTTGCCCCAGCGAATGGTGGCTGGAGTCAAAACTACCAGCAAAAACCTTTCCACCAGTTCAACTCTTACAAGGGTAATGCTAATCCTAACACCAAGGACCTAGGCATCGCTAAGAGACAACTCCAGAACAACCCCCTCGCACACTCACTGTATCAGTAGAGAATCGCTTTGTAATAGACAAAAACATTCATTAAAATATTGTCCCTGTATTTTAATGAAGGTCCACACCCTTAACATAGATAGTAGTGAAAGAGATACAGGTATATATGCATACGCCAATAGTTATGTTGTCAATTTAGATAACCCAATTTATGACATTTCTAATATTAAACTTGTGTCTGCTCGTATTCCAACACCCCAATTGATGACATGTGCTACGAATAAGACATTCAAAGTAGATGGTGTATCTATAACTTTAAATGAAACGAATTATTCAAATGGATATGTATTAGCTGAAGACCTTGATATAGAACTCGCCCCTGCTAATACTCACATAGATACGGTTATCTTTGATGAGGAGACAGATTCATTGGTATTTTCAAACACAGAAGCATCTGATGATTTTACACTTCAATTTTATAGCGGTACAGATGGATATTTGAGTAATGCGTCACCTCTCACAACACCTCACCAACTGATGGGTTTCAGCTCAAAGGACTTTACATCTACAAATAACACACTTCGTTCTGGGGCTATCAATCTGAATGGTCCAAATTCTTTGATATTAAAACTAACTACGGGGTCTGATGAATTTACACAAACTGTGTATACATCCAACCCTTTCTACACGGGTCATATACTTCTCGATGGGACTGATTCTATAAACTTTAACGGTGTCGACGATAAATTGGTGCACCACTTTCATTCTGGAGCACAAAAGATGATAAAGGATGTGAAAATTGAATTTTTCTACATGAGTCATGGTCGTTTGATTTCATATGATTTTAGAAACCAAGACCATGTACTAAAATTTGAAATTACAGGATCCACAGATAAATTGGAAAATTTACCAAAAGTTCCCATAGAAGAATCAAAGAAGGTTGAAAAGGAAGAGCCAAAGCCAATAATAAGTATTCCTGCTATCGTGAAGAATACTTATAAATGGAGAAAGGAGTATTTATATATTGTATTAATTGTTTTAGTTGGTCTACTCCTTCTTTTTTTTATGAAAGGTAAACCGATTAACGAGTTATCGCGTAGACGGGCTGCGCGGGTTTAGCAGTCTTACCAGTGATTCTGGAGATGACCAAGAATACAACCACGGAGAGGAGCGAGGTGAGTACCGCGGTGAGCGCGTACTGAGCACCACCGTTCTTGGGGACCTTGATGATCTGGGTGATGGTCCAGCGAACGAAGTCCATCCACGACATAGCCGCGGCGAAGGAGAAACCACCAACAATCGAGTTGAGAGTCTGGGACTGGAGTTCCTGGGTCACGAGGGTTACGGTTTGGAGAGCGGCGGCCGACATGGTGTTTGTTATACTATACGACAGGAAAATAATTAATCTTTTGTAACTTCTTCTTTTGTTACTATTTTTTTAAATCGTTTTCCTTTGAGTGTTTTTGTTTTTGAAAAAAGTTGTTCATCATCTGATGAATCATCACTAGAGCTGGAGTCTAAATTGGATATGTGTAATTTAGTACTTTTACTATCTGAGAACGCCCATGCTTCAGGTTCTGAGATGCTCATTACTATTAATAGCATTTTTTAACATGTGTTCTGTCGGATTCTGTGGAGTCCACGATTCCCAGCGATCATAGGCTTCGTTCATCTGGGTGAATGTCGTGTCGTTTCCTGAATATCTCTCGAATGAGGGGCAGTCTTCTGGTGAAACGATTTCCATTTCTTCGTCCGATTCTTCGTCAGATTCTTCCTCGTCTTCCTGGTATATTTCAGGAAACATAGAACCAACTGTCCTACCAACTGTGTACATAACACAGTATTTCATCGCATATTCCATATCTTCTGGGAGAAGTGTATCTCTTCCACAGGCTTTGGAATATTCTGCTGCGAGTACCGTACTCCGTTCCATCACGGGGAGAAGAAGATTGGTCATAGTTTGAATGTACTGTTCAACCATACCATCACCCCCATCACCGAAACCAGTTTGCATATTCATCTTTAGTATTTGAGATCAAAAATAGTTTTAGCAGTTCCCTCACTTACACGAAGGGTGTTGTAGTTTACGGCGTATACTCGAACTTGTCTTGAATATCCTGTGCATGGATGAAGACTTAGGTCTAAAATCTGCTCTTTTACGAGACTGAAATTAACCTGTCCCGTTGGATACCATTCTTCTGGTTGTAAAGCAAAACTATATGAATAGAAACGTCTAATAAGTTGGGTTTTTGAGTGATGTATGGCAGCCTGTACAGCCTTGAGAAAAGGCATCGTCCCTGTATCCTTGGTAATGATATCCTGACCATCAAGAGTAAGTGTGAGATGGTCCAAGTTCTCCCAAAGTATATACTTATTCCCGGTTTCTTCAAGTATACCATCATAATCAAAGGGGGTAACGAACTCGAATTCATTCGTCCCGACACTACCCTGACGTTGAATGACGAAGTACAATTCTTTCACTGGATTTATGAAATCCAGTTTAAACTTCCCAGTATTTACACCAGATGCAACATCAAAAATATTTTGTTGAATTTGTGTTATTAGGTAATCACGTTTCGATTTTTGTATTTTGATTCTTTCTTCACAGTCTACATGTACAACTTCTGCACAGAGTTGGAAATCTATAATTTTCGGTTGTGGATTCTGTTGTGAAATGTCAGCTTTCTTTCCGTCAGTTTTAACAACAATCTCCTGGGCAGTCCGTAATTTGAATTCAACTTCAACTTCCTGACGGTTTATAGCACATAGAGGTACGGCAAGTTCTGGATGATTGTAAAAGTAAAATGGTAAGTCTACAAAAAAACTGATATCTTCTGTATTTCCTAAAGCATTACGGGCAACAATCAGACGGTTTGAAACACGTCTAAATGCTGTTCTTTCTGGAAACTTTCCAATAAGTTCTTCAAGAGCAATTTGTTTCGTTTGGGTAACAAAATGTTCGGAATAAATTTGAAGATAATCACTTGTCAAACGCTGAATAACCTTACCACCGATGATTAGGTCTACGTGTTCTATGAGAGCGTGTCCAGCTGATTCTATATAACAAACTCCTGAGGTGGTAATGTGAGGTAAAGTGACCTTTAAACTCAACGTTTTCAATAAATCACCTTGATTTTGGGGGATTTTAAACTTGACAGTACTACCAAAGTCAGCTTCATTCTCTGGGTCTAGATCCACATATTCATTTGAAAAGTTTGTATGTTTTTTAAAACTTTCCAAAAAATGACTGTAGTCTGGGTCTAATGTAAAGAACTTCTCTTGAGGACCTGAAGATGCCAATTGAAGTTCACCAGCCATTACTACTATATCAATCTAAAATTTTAAACCAGCTAATCCACTATTGATTCTTAATATGTTGTAATTGACGGCATATACACGTGTATCATTATCACTCGCTGTATATTTTGGATCAATTGTTATCTTAAACAGTTTGTGTGCTATACGACTCATGTTAACCTGTCCAGTTGGATAATAGACCTCGGGTTTGAGTGAGAATGAGTACATACCAAACTTAGCTGGTCCAAACTTACCAGCATCCCCAAATGGGGCACCAGGTGTAATTGCACTAGAATTGGGTGAATTTACATGGTGCTTTAGGGATTGTTCGTATGCAAGAAACTTTGCATCTCTATTGAATACTACTTCATTATTGAATCGAAGTTCAGCATTTGTTATCGTATTGTATTCATTTGGGTAATTGTTTTGAAAAGAAACATCAGATTGCGATACAAAGAAAAGTTCTTTGACTGGGTGTTTGAAGTTGAGCATAACTGATTTTGTAGTATAACCACTCTTCATCTTGAATTTAGACATTTGTACCTGTGTAATGAGATAATCTAAAGGTCTCGACTTCAAGAAATTACTTTCATCTGGGGATACATAGATAAACTCTGTATCCATCGAGAACTTCGGAATTGAAGCAGTGTCACCC